TACGTTCTATTATTTTCTTTTCTTATCTCATTACTAATTGTTTTATTATTGCAGGGGTGATCCGACATTGGAATTAAAAGACTGGTTAAATTCTATTAATTATACAAAGAAGAATCTTATTGATGAAGATCCTTCTATCGAAAAAGACTATTCTCCATACATAGTCAATCGTATTTTCTCTGGACATCTTGACGCTGTTTTATTTGCAAATGAGATGAATAGGTATTCTTTTTTACCTAAGAAGATGCAATACGACTTTTTTATAAATATCTTGAGACCTAAGAAGAGATTCTCTCCTTGGCTCCGTAAAGATACAATCAAAGATCTTGATTATGTAAAACGTTACTATGGTTATAGTAATGAAAAGGCACAACAGGCTTTGAAAATCCTAACAAAAGAACAACTTAATTTTATAAAATCGAAATTTGAAACTGGAGGAAGACAATGAGTGTGGTGCAAGAGCCTGAGGTGAGGTGGAGTCCTGACCAAATGGTTGAGGTAACTTTGACTGAACCTGATGATTTCTTAAAGGTGCGTGAGACTTTGACTCGTATTGGAGTAGCATCTAGGAAAGAAAAGAAGATATATCAATCATGTCATATACTGCATAAGCAGGGAAGATATTTTGTTGTACATTTTAAAGAGTTATTTGCTTTAGATGGTAAGAGAGCAAATCTTACTGTTAATGATGTACAACGTCGTAATCGTATTGCTCAACTCCTAGTTGATTGGGGTTTAGTTGGTATTGTAGATTCTACTAAAATTCAAGATATTGCTCCACTTAATCAAATTAAAGTGTTAGCATACAAGGATAAAGGTGACTGGATCTTAGAAACCAAGTATAATATCGGAGCAAAGAAAAAGAAAGTTGACGAAAAACAATAACTTATATAATGGTATTACTGAACGTCTTTTCTATACTCTAGGAAAACGTCCAGACAAAGCATCCCTCCATGATTTCTATATGGCATTAAGTTATGCTGTAAGAGATCAGATGATGACTTATTGGTTAGATATGAAACCACCTACTAATAAGGAGGTAGCATATCTTTCAGCAGAGTTTTTAATTGGTCCCCAACTTAATACTAATCTTATTAGTTTGGGTATAAGAGATGAAGCACGAAAGGCATTAGAGGCATATGGATATACTCTAGAACAGATACTTGATGTAGCAGAAGAACCTGGATTGGGTAATGGTGGTCTAGGTAGATTAGCAGCATGTTATATGGACTCTCTATCAACTCTGCAAGTACCTGCTACTGGTTATGGTATAAGATATAAGTATGGTATATTCAAACAGCAAATACGGGATAATCAGCAAATAGAAGTTACTGATAATTGGTTACATGGTGAATGGCCATGGGAACTTTGTCAGCCTGATGAATCAGTTCATGTTGGATTTGGTGGTAAGGTAGAGAATTATGTATCAGATAGGGGAAACTATAGAGTACGTTGGGTTCCTGATGAACAGGTAATTGCTGTACCTTATGATGTATTGCAGTTAGGTTATAAAGTTAATAGTTGTAATAGATTGAGATTGTGGAGAGCAGATGCTACTGAAACATTTGATTTCTATGCATTTAATATTGGGGACTACTTAGGATCTGTAGAACAGAGTGTTTCTTCTGAAACTATTTCTAAGGTATTGTATCCTAATGATGGTACAGATCAAGGTAAGTTACTTAGATTAAAGCAGCAACATTTCTTTGTAAGTGCATCTCTTCAAGATATGTTGAGGAGTTTAGATAAGCGTGGATATAAAGTAGAAGATTTTCCAGATCATTATCAAGTACAGTTAAATGATACTCATCCTGCTATTGCAGTTGCTGAGTTGATGAGGTTACTTGTAGATGAAAAGCATATGGAGTGGGATCAAGCATGGGATATTGTAACTAAGTCTGTTGCATATACTAATCACACTCTTTTACCAGAGGCATTGGAGAAGTGGGATCTTAGACTCTTTAAGACGCTTCTACCAAGACATATGGAGATTATCTATGAAATTAATCGTAGGTTCTTACAAGTAGTACGTCTGCACTATCCTGCTGACGATTCAAAACTAGAGAAGATGTCTATCATTGATGAAAGTGGTAATAAAGCAGTTCGTATGGCTCATCTTGCAACTGTTGGATCCCATCATGTTAATGGTGTTGCAGCATTACATTCTGAGTTAGTTAAGACTCAATTAATGCCTGAGTTTTATGATCTATGGCCACATAAGTTTACTAATGTAACTAATGGTGTAACACCAAGAAGGTGGGTAGCATCATGTAATCCAGCACTTACTGAAGTTCTTGATAATTATGTTGGGTTAGATTGGATTACCAATATGGATGCTCTTAACACATTAGAGACAGGTCAAGACAATCCAGAACTTTTAGAAAAGTTTGGAGAAGCAAAGATTGTAGGAAAGCATAATCTAGCAACTTATATTTTTGATAATCTTGGTATAGCAGTAGATCCTTCTAGTATCTTTGATGTGCAAGTTAAAAGGATTCATGAATATAAGAGACAACATTTACTTGCTCTTTGGATTGTTTCACAATATCTTAGAATCAAAAATGGAGTAGATGTCGTTCCTCGCACAGTAATATTTGGTGGTAAGGCAGCACCTGGTTATTATATGGCTAAATTGATCGTTCAATTTATTTGTCATATAGCAGAGGTTGTTAATAATGATCCTGATATGGATGGTAAGTTGAGGGTAATTTTCCTACCAAACTATAGTGTTAAACTTGGAGAACTTGTATATCCTGCTGCGGATCTATCAGAACAGATCTCTACTGCTGGTAAAGAGGCATCAGGTACAGGGAACATGAAGTTCCAGATGAATGGTGCTTTAACTATTGGTACATTAGATGGTGCTAACGTAGAGATACGTGAACTTGTAGGAGAAGAAAACTTCTTCTTATTTGGACATGATGAAAAAGGTATAGCAGATTTATGGGAAAATGGTTATGATCCTAAGCATCATATGAGTTCAGAACTATGGGAAGTTATTAATCTTATTAAGGGTGGTCATTTCAGTCAGGGTAATAAGGAGATGTTTGCACCTTTGATTGATAATCTGCTTAACCATGATCCGTTTTGTGTATTCGCAGACTTCTCCGACTACTTAGATGCACAAGATCGTGTTAGTAGGGCATGGACAAATAGGGAAAGATGGAATAGAATGTCTATTATAAACACAGCAAGATCTGGTTTCTTTTCTTCTGATAGATCTATCAGGGATTATTGTTCTAAAATATGGAGTATTTAATGAGAACACAAAACAAAGAGAACTATTACTACATCTTTTGGGTTGTTGCTATGATAGCTTTCATAGTTCCTCAAGTCTTTACTGCTATAGCATATCATAGACTTGCCGACATACTTACTAAACCTATACAAGTGGAGCATGTAAATGAGATTTAAAGCAACAGTATATGTAAAGTTGAGAGGATCTGTATCAGATGCTGCTGGTAATGCTGTGATGAATAATACAAAGAGGGTTGCTCCTACTCTTGAACCTCATTTGTTGAGGATTGGTAAGTGTATTGATTTCTGGTTTGATGCACCAGATTATAAAACAGCAGAAAGTGAATTGTATCTTCTTTCTGATAGACTATTATCAAATACTGTAATAGAAGATTGGAGTTATGAATTGGCAGAAACTGAAGAGACTGGAATAGGAAATATATCAAACGATAATGCTGGTACATCAAAACATCATTTATTTGAATGAAGAAATTTATATTTGATGTAGATGGTACAATAACTCCTAGCAGAGAAGAAATTGTCCATGAGTTTTGGTCTTTCTTTCTTATCTTCTGTCGTAATAATGATGTCTATCTTGTTACTGGAAGTGATAGAGAGAAAACTGTAGAGCAAGTAGGATTGGATATATTTTATACAGCAAAACGAGTATATAATTGTTCTGGTTCTGATGTATATGAAAAAGATAAGAATGTTTATAGAGATAATTGGGAGTTACCTAAAGATGTAGAAATGCATCTGAATGATGAATTAGTATTCAGTGATTTTCCTTTACGTAATGGGAATCATATTGAGAGAAGACCAGGTGGAGTTAACTTTAGTATTTTAGGTAGAGATCCTAATCCAATGAAAGGTAGGAAGGAATATATTAGTTGGGATAAGATACATGGTGAAAGAGATTATATTGCAAGAAGACTCTTATATAATTTTCCAGATTTAACTGTAGCACTTGGTGGACAGACTGGTATTGATATTGGACCTAAAGGTGCTGATAAGAGT